CGCGAAATTTTGAGTCGTATTAAAATTGCTTATGAAGCATTGCCACTCTGGATTCAACAAGGTGTTAAGACTTGGAATAAAGGCGACATTGAATTAGAGAATAACTGCCGTGTAATGGCTACGTCTACTGCCTCTAGCGCGATTCGTGGTTTCTCTATCTCATTACTATACCTCGACGAGTTTGCGTTCGTGCCAAGTAATATCGCCGAAGAATTCTTTACTTCCGTTTATCCTACGATTTCTTCTGGTACATCGTCTAAGATTTTAATTTCTTCGACGCCTAACGGCATGAATCACTTTTATAAGATGTGGACCGAAGCAGTCGAAAATCAAAATGGATTCTTACATATTGAAGCCAACTGGAGACAGGTTCCAGGACGCGATCAGAAATGGGCAGATGAGCAGCGAGCTGTTCTTGGAGAACAAAAGTATTTCCAAGAAGTTGAATGTGAGTTCATGGGTTCTTCGGGAACTCTTATTTCCGCAACTGGTCTAAAGTCTCTCGCCTTTGTAACTCCACTAAACAAAACTGAAAGCGGAATCTCAATCTATCACCAACCCATCCCTGGAAAGAGTTATATGCTCGTCGCAGATACGAGTCGTGGAAAGGGTCTGGACTACTCGGCGTTCGTGGTTTTAGACATTTCTGAGATTCCATATAAAGTCGTCGCGACTTACAAGAATAACGATATAAGTCCACTCGTTTATCCTAGTATGATTAAAAAGATTGGTGAATACTATAACAGCGCATATGCGCTCGTCGAAATTAATGATAATGGTCAGCAAGTTGTAGATTCTCTCTTTGATGATTATGAGTACGAGAATATCCTTTCCAGTGTCGAAATGAAGAGTAAGATGGCTCTAACTTGGGGATATGGTAATAAATCAAATCGTGGAATTCGAACCACGAAGTCGGTAAAGCGTCTAGGATGCTCCGTTCTAAAGAATCTGATTGAATCTCAACAGATGATTATACAAGATTTTGAGATTATATCCGAACTTTCGACCTTTGTGACGAACGGAACGAGTTTTGAGGCTGCAAGCGGAAGCCATGATGACCTCGTTATGTGCCTAGTCCTATTCTCTTGGTGTACAAGTCAAAACTTTTTCTCCGAATTAAGCGATACAAACATCAAAAGAAAATTACACGAGCAACAAATGAGACAAATTGAGGAGGAAATGCTTCCTTTACCGATTGCATCATTAGGTGGCGATGAGCGTTCTGACTCCTTTATCCAAGATGGAGCTGTCTGGAACATTGTGCAGGATGGGAAATGGGGAACCTATAAATAAGTTGAAAACCCGTTTTTACTAAATAATTTCGTAGATTTTCTTAATTCTCCATTCATAGGAGCATAAACATGGCGTTTCAATTATCTCCTGGTGTTGTTACTTCTGAAATTGATTTAACAACTGCCGTTCCATCTTCAGGAACAACTACTGGTGCATTTGCTGGAGTTTTCCAGTGGGGTCCAGCTGAATTCCCAAGACAAGTCGAAAATGAAGTTCGACTCGTAGAATTTTTTGGCAAACCAGATAACAATACAGCAGTATCATTCTTCACCTGCGCAAATTTCTTGACATATGGTAACGATCTTCGTGTTGTTCGCGCAGTGAACGGTTCAAACACAAGAACGGCAACATCATCAGGAAATACCACATTCTTAATCAAGAATGAAGATGAATACTTCACAAACTATTACAGTTCAAACACTGCAAACGCAGGTGCATGGGTAGCAAGATATGCTGGCGCACTTGGCAACTCACTCAAAGTCAGTGTTTGGGCAAATACAAATCAAACGCACTTTGATGCATGGACATACAAGAGTTACTTCGACGCAGTTCCAGGAACTTCTGCTTTCGTTTCTAGCGTCGGCGGTTCAAATGACGAAATGCACATTGTGGTTGTAGACGAAGATGGTCTCTTCACAGGTACGTCAGGAACTGTTCTTGAAACGTTCCCATTCTTGTCAAAGGCTTCTGATGCTAAAGACAGCGTTGGTAATTCAAACTATTACAAGGATGTGCTCTGGAGAAAATCAAAGTATATCTATTGGACAGATCACCCAGATGCTGGCAATACAGCACTTACTTGGGGAACAACTTCTGCAGGTAAAGCATTTGCTCAACTAGTTAATGTTTCTGCTGTGCACACCACATCACTCAGTGGTGGTGCTGACGGTGTTGTATTGGCTGGTAATGTTCAAACAGGTTATGGCAAGTTCATTGATGGTGATCTAATTGATGTATCACTCATCATGACTGGCGACGCCGAACCAGCAACTGCACTTTATGCAATCAATAGCGTTGCTGAAGTTCGTAAGGACTGCGTGGTATTCGTATCACCAGCTCTTGCAAACGTAACTTCTTCAACACCAAGTACTGACGTTGTCAACTATCGCAAGAATGCATTGTCAAACGTATCTTCTTCATACGCTGTAATGGACAGCGGCTGGAAGTATCAGTATGACAAGTACAACGACAAGTATCGTTGGATCCCACTCAACGGCGACGTTGCTGGTCTCTGTGTTCGCACAGACCTTGAAAGAGATGCATGGTATTCACCAGCTGGCTCTTCACGTGGTCAGATCAAGAACGTTATCAAACTTGCTTACTATCCTGCAAAGGCTGACAGAGATACACTCTATAAGAATGGTGTCAATCCTGTCGTGTCATTTGCTGGTGAAGGAACTATCCTATTTGGCGACAAGACAATGTTATCAAAGCCAAGTGCATTTGATCGCATCAATGTTCGTCGCTTGTTTATCACAATCGAAAAAGCGATCGCTCGTGCTGCCAAAGCACAACTCTTCGAATTCAATGATGAATTTACAAGATCGCAATTCGTGTCAATTGTCGAACCATTTTTGAGAACGGTGAAGGGTCGTCGTGGAATCACAGACTTCAAAGTCGTATGTAATTCAACAAACAATACTCAAGATGTAATTGATCGCAATGAGTTTGTCGGTGACATTTATGTCAAGCCAAACCGCAGCATCAACTTCATCCAGCTAAACTTTGTTGCAGTTCGTACTGGTGTATCATTTGATGAAGTCGTTGGTAGATTCTAATAAATAATATAAAGTCAGGAGAACGCAATGCCTTTCAATATTACAGACTTTAAAGGAAATTTTCCATTCGACGGCGCACGTCCAAATCTGTTTGAAGTAAACATTCCAGTATTTGATCAGAAACTTACCTTTACTGCAAAAGCGGCACAGCTGCCAGGTTCTACAATTGGAACGATTGAAGTTCCATACTTCGGTAGAACTATCAAGATGGCTGGCAATAGAACATTCCCAGAATGGACTATCACAGTTATCAATGATGAAGACTTCGTTATTCGCAATCAGCTTGAAGAGTGGATGTCAAGAATCAATGGTCACGAAAGCAATCTTGCTGAATCATTCTACAGCCAGTATGCATTCGACGCTGAAGTCTATCAGTATGGCAAGCAAGGAAATATCATCAAGACATATACATTCATTGATATGTTCCCTGCTGATATTTCTCCAATTGATGTAAGCTGGGATGCAAATGACGCAATCGAAGAATATGCTGTTACATTCCAGTACCAATACTGGACATCACCAGAAGTCTTCGTTGGCTAATTGATTCAATGAGCACCCTTAACGACTTTTTAAGGAAAATTAATAACGTCACACGCGGCGTTAATAATATCACTAGAACAGTATCAAGTTTTAGGGCGTCAGTAAGATCAGCTCAGCCGCTGATAGATAAATTTCGTGGAAAGAAAAAGTCAAGACCATCAGCACAACTTCCTGGGTCTGTTCCTCAACCCCAAACAAAACCTCTTGGTCTTACACCAGTAAGTCAAGTATCATCGGGTAGAAACACAAACAAACGACCAGTGAGACCTGCTCCTAGGACAGATGTTGGTCCTAAGACTAGATAATTTTTTATGCTTATTTGATTTTGTTATAATGGAGTAAACTATGGCAGGCATTAATTTATTTGGCTTCGAGATCGTACGCAAGAAGCCAGAGACAGATATCCAACCGCAAATTACAGCACCAACAGCTGATGATGGTGCTATTGAAATTTCCAGCGGTGGGTATTTTGGCACCTATCTTGACCTAGAAGCTGGCTTTAAAAATGAAGTTGATCTCATCTCTCGTTATCGTGAGATGGCATTACAGCCAGAATTAGAATCAGCTGTAGATGAGATTGTCAACGAAGCAGTTGTGCACGACAATGCTGGCAAATCAGTTTCGATTATTGTTGATGATTTAGATCAACCAGAAGAAATTAAAGAAGCAATTCGCGAAGAATTTAAATATGTTCTCAAACTTCTAAACTTCTCAAATGATGGCTCTGGACTTTTCCGCGATTGGTATATCGACGGAAGATTATTCTTTCAAGTCCTAGTAGATCGTGCGCAGCCACAACTTGGTATTCAAGAACTAGTTTATATTGATCCAAGAAAAATCAAAAAAGTTCGCACAGTTAATAAGAAAAAAGATCCACGTACAGGTGCAGAACTAGTCACAGGTGTTCAAGAATTCTATGTCTTCAATGACAAAACTTCTACACAAGGAAATCAGACAGTCAGTAGCATGAACGATGCCTCTGTTAAAATTGCAACAGATGCCATCGTGAATGTTAATTCTGGATTGCTTGATCCAAAACGTCAGATGGTTCTTTCATATCTTCACAAAGCCATTAAACCACTCAATCAGTTGCGCATGGTTGAAGATGCTGTCGTCATCTATCGCCTTTCACGCGCTCCAGAACGTCGCGTATTCTACATTGACGTTGGCAACATGCCACGCATCAAAGCAGATCAATATCTTCGCGACTTTATGACAAAGTTCCGCAACAAGGTTGTCTACGACTCAACAACTGGTGAAGTTAAAGACGATCGCAAGTTCATGTCAATCATGGAAGATTTCTGGATTCCACGTCGCGGTGAAGGTAAGTCAACAGAAATCACCACATTGCCACCAGGACAAAATCTTGGCGAAATGGCAGACGTTAAGTATTTCGAACAAAAACTCTACAAGTCTTTGAATATTCCTGTTACACGCTTGGAACCAGGACAAGGCTTCATGCTTGGTCGCACTCAAGAAATCACACGCGACGAAATTAAGTTTAATAAATTTATTGAGAAACTTCGTTCGAAGTTTACCATTCTATTCGATGAACTTATGGAACGTCAGCTTGCTCTCAAGGGCATTGCTTCAATAGATGAGTGGAAAGATCTTCGCGAGAAGATTCACTATGACTTCCTCAAGGATAATAACTTCTCAGAACTTCGTGAAGCAGACCTTATGAATGCTCGTATGCAGTTGTTAATGCAGGTCGAGCAGTTTACTGGCAGATACTTCTCAAAATCTTGGGTACAGAAAAACGTTCTCCACTTGGATGAAGAAGCAATTGATCGAATTAGAGTTGAACTAGAAACAGAGCGAATTGAAGAGCAGCAAGATACTATTCAGAAGGCTCAGGAAGAAGCTGCAATGAATCAGCAAATTATGCAGATTCAAGCGCAGTATGCTCCACAAGTCCCACCTGAGCAGCAAGCTGCAATGGAACAACAGGCTGCAGCTGAACAACAAGCAGCTGCGCAGCCTCAACAATAATGTCTAAATATTGGAGTACATATGAACACTGAATCATTAATAAGTTCGATTTTGTCAAAGGATGGAGACTCAGCAGTCGAAGCCTTCAACGCAGCAATTGCATCTAAGATTGCAGACGCTCTTGAAGTGAAGAAAGTTGAAGTTGCATCGAATTTTATTTCAGCTCCAGCAGAAGCTCCTGCTGAACAGATTGAGGCACCAACAGAAGCATAATGGAAGAAACAGCAACTGAAAATTTAGAACTTACAGAGGCTAAATCTAATGGTGCGGCTAAACAACGCATCAAAAGTCGCATTTCACTTGTCAAAAACAGATTAAGACTTCCTGTAAATGCTGCAGTTGCTTCCACAGCAGTCACTGACTATGTAAACATTTCACAGAAAAATCCAAGACTATCTCACTATGGCATCCTACAAAAGATGAGTGGACCAAGACGAGATGCTCTTTCAGCAATCAATTCTGCAGTGCCTGTTCGTATGATTGTAAATGCTCCAGATACTCAATTAAGAAGAACAAT